GGAACATTCTCATCTACCACATCTTCAATGTTCACATTCTTCTCTTGACAAATTACATAGACATTCTTACCTTGATAGGATAGGTCTACCAATTCATCCACAAGGGCTTTTAGTCTAGTCGATGCCTCACCATAATGGTTAATAAGCATTTTCTTGACATTATTAGTTTCCATAATGTCTTTATAACAAAGCTCTTGTACATTTGTAAAATGGTCAACAGCAATACTGTCAAAGTCCTTAGCATAAGTAAGAGCTTCAAGTACATCTGCCCATGAGGTACACTCTGCCACAGAGAAACGTTCATCTTGTTCCACAGAAGCGAGTCCACGGTCTGTATCTATAATCAATACATTTCCCGGTAATGTATTAGTGAATGATGTATTATGTGTGACAATAAAGTCATTAGATAGATATAATTCTTCTTCATTATCAACTTTAATACACATCATAGGCAACTTTTTCTTCAAATGTTTTACACTTTTAATTCCTACACGTTTGAAGTCTTTTCTAAGCTCATTGTGCTCTATAGATAATGCACGGTCTAACTTACGTGGTAGGGTAAAGAAGTGTTTTTTCTCACTATTAGGTACTTGAGGGATGATGTTATAATTATCATTAGCCTTACGCTTATCTATACTTACACCATAACAGTAACCCAAACTACCTAATAGGCGAGAGAAGTCCATCATAAGTTGTTTACTAGAGGTTGAATACCCTAATTTACAACTATTTTGCTTAGTGCCAATAGTACCATCATTATCCATTAAACCTTTTAATAGATTTGAACGAATACCTTTAGAGTTTACTAAATATTCCTCAGGAATAAATTTCTCATGACTTAATTTTCCAAGGTTTCCATAGAAGTTTACATCACTTGTTTTTACAAGTTTCCCTTCTTTGTAAAAATACCAGTTATAATTCTTATCTGAGTTCTTCTTATAAGTATACCCTAATATATTAGCAACCTTTTCTACAATAAACTCATCTGATGTACACAGTGTTAGATATTCAGATGATAAACTTCCATTAGCTAGAAAAGCTCCTAGAACATATGGGTCAGTCTCTACATATTTTTCTTCATACATAACCCATGAGTGGGTAGGTATTGAATGAACACTATGTGTATTTCCCTTTTTATCAACTTTTGAAATTCCCTCTTCCATAAGTTGTTTTAGTGACTTCACCCTGATGTTGTTCCTTGATGTAAGAATACCCCAAAGGTGCTCATCATTATAGACACCTTTACGACCATCAGTAAGTTCTACTTCATAAGCATCTAAATCTCCCTGAGGGAAGATACTTAAAACTTTTGTAGGTTTACCAAATCGGTCAAAAACAAAGTCTCCAACTTTTAGGTCTCCAAACTTTCTTACTCCATTAGGTGTGTGAATGTGATTATCCACCCACTCAGCCTTTCCACTTCCGGGAGCACCATACAAAGTTGTCATTGTATGTAGCTTAATCTTGTTTAGTTTTTTGAGTTTCATTTTTACTCCTTATTTACCTGTAGAGCCATAACCACCACGGTCTTTATTACCAAGGTGCATTACTTTACTAAAGAGTACAGTTGGCTGATTCTCCACAAGTCTGAAATGTAATAATCGTTGTCCTTTTTCAATCTCTCCATTTCTTGTGGCATAGAACTTAGCACCCCAATAGTCATTATCTCCACAGTATGAGTTATCAATAATACCCATACTATTTGTGAGAATCAATCCTGTATTTTGGAATGTACTTGAACGAGGTAGTATATGAGCTTCAAAGCCATGAGGCAATTCCATAGCCACTCCAAGGTCAATAACAACTGTATCTCCCTTTTTATACTTAACCTCTGTGTTAGATGCAAGGTCAATCCAGTCACCTACACTAATATTTTTTATAGGACTAACCTCATCATCACGATATTTAATTCTAACTTCTTGCTTACTTAGTGATAAGGCTAACCTTGCCACAAAATATAAAGCAATAATTAAAACTAAAAATAGTTCTGTCTTAGTCAACTTATCCTCCTTAATCTATCTCATTCATCATTCTATAAAGTATTAGTAGCATAGCATCAATAGCCATTAGGTAAGATTCTGGTATTGTGGTGTGTGTAGAAAAGTCAATAAAGTCAATCTGTAGACTACTCATGTCAGACAAATCTTCTTTATTCAAGGAATAATTTATGCCTGTGTAGTATACACAATCTTTTTCCTTTTTCGCCTTCTCTAGGAACACCTCAGCCTTTTTAAGGTCTTCTAAACCATTCTTATATTTATACCTCCACATGTACTTAACAGCAGAGGCTACAAGAGGATTAAGACCTGCTTTAAGCCAGAAATCCCAACATTCAAGGTTGTTCTGTGTGTAGCGCTTAGGTTGTACGATGTCTTCTTTCATTTCTTACCTCTAACTAACAATAGTTACTATCATAGTCAATATACCAAAAACTATGAATAAGAAAATGAGAAGAAGCCAAATAAACCTTAATAGATTCACAATAAATTTTCTCATTTCTTTCTCCTTTTAGTATATAGAGCGAACCAAGAACAAGAATAACAAATAGTAAATTATTCAGTACACTCATTGTGTTATCATCCATTATTCAACTCCACCACTTTTGCCTTAAGTTCTGCAAGGTCATTCTCAGCTTTTAAAAGCCCCACATAACGCTTAGGTGCAAGAGACACAGAAGTTACTCCATCAATTCCCCCTACAAGTTCCTTGAAGTTTCTCTCACCATCTATATCACGTTGAGCTAACTTGTCATTAACGGTAATTATAGTATCTTGATAAAGCTCACAACCCTTTGCTTTTTCTTTTAAGTTAATGACAGTACCTACTAGAAATACGACCAATGCAAAAAGTACAGCAAACCCAATAACTACAAAATCATTCATTATACCAACCTATAGTGCTTCACAGTGAAGCCTTCACCCTTCAATATTACTACTACCCTATCTTCTGTGAGTTTATCTTTCAAATCAGTATAGTAAGTATTTCCAGTGTAATCACCTTCAATAGTACTAACTACAGCTTCCTCACAGAATTGTTCAAATGACTTGAATGTCCTTGCTCCTCCAATGACCCAAACATCTCTGTCAGTTTCTTGTTCAAACTGTAAGACCTCCTCTACAGAGTTAGCAATGTATACATTCTCATCATCATACCCGTCAATCTCATCCTTAGTTGTAAGGATAATGTTCAATCTATTTTTAAGAGGTTTACTACCTATGGACTTCCACGTGGTTAAACCCATCACTACTACCCCACCTGTTGTCTGGTTTTTAAAGTAGTTCAATTCAGCTTTATTTGACCATGGTAATTTCCCATTGTCTCCAATAAGACCTCTTTTATCTTGTGCCCAGATAAATTTAACCATATATTATAAAAGGGCTACATAGATAGCTTATGTAGCCCATAAACCATTAGTCTTCTACTTTAACCAAGAATGCTTCATGATTAAACTGAGGGAAACGTTCTTCAATTTCAGCTAGTGTAAATTTACCAATCTTGTCAGTTCCATAACCAAGAACATCAGCTTCTTCAGTGAATCCAGAAAGCTCTCCATTAGCATTGATAGCAATGTAAGGCGCTTTAACACGAAAAGGTTTCTTACCTACATAGATAATGTATAGTGGTTCAGCAGGAGCTGTATTTTCTGTTTGAGGAGCAGAAGGAAGGTCAACTCCCAATGTTTTAACGAGTGCAATAAGTAGTTCTGTGTTGTTAGCCATTTTGCTAACCTCCTTAAATTTATTTTGTAGATGGTTTAAAGTGATTATCTCTACCACCACAATTATAGTTTATCAAAAATGTGTTACCTTGTCAAGATGTTTTTGAAGATTTTTTAAAAAATTTTTCAATAAAATCATCTAAATCTTCTGTTACATCCCCAATGTATACCTTATAGAAATAGTCATAAACATTAGGTTGTCTTTTAGCAGGTGGAATATACATACGCAAGTTAGGGTTTTTAGCAATCATTGTAGTAATCTCACAGAATTGCTCAAACATATCCTCACCACGATACTTATTATAAGTGAATTTGATTCTCTTTGTTCTATAGGCTTTACCTCTTAGAACTTTTTTAGGGTTTACACACTCAAAAGAGAAATCCTTTACAATATAACCTAACTTAGTCATGACTTCCATGTACATATTCGCTTGAAGACTATACTTCATCTTATCCTCTTGTGGAGCTTCACTATATGTCTTATAGTCAATAAGAGACACAGTACCGTCTCCATTGTCAATCACAGCATCAATATAGCCAATAAACTCATGCCCATTAGGAAGATTAAGCTCAATCCTCTTCTCAGTCTCAATGACCTTAGAAAAGTCCACAGTATCACCTTCACTTAGGTAACGTTCTATAGCTAGAATACCTGTTTCACGAGCCTCATCACAGAATGGTGAGTGCTTGTGTACATCAAGAGCCATATTCTTAACCTTATCTAAAGATAGGTTTCCTTTATGGTCAGCCAATAGTTCCATAGCTGTGTGGAATACTGTCCCTCTATCCATATACTTAGTCCGTTCAGGGTCAGGTAGTTCCTTGTATTCAGCAATATACTTACACCAATGTTCCCAAGGGTTTTCTAGGTAAGTATTTACTCGTGATACACTAAATCGCATTATGCCTCCTATTTATTTATCAGTTTTGGTAATACTTCATCCAAAAGGAATGAATAGTTAGGTGCTAAAACATTCTTAGATATATTTAAGACCATTGATAGAATAATTGTTATAATTATTCCTGTGAACAACCAACCAAATGTTTTACTAGCTTTATTAACATTCTTTTGTGTAAGATATTTTCCATACTGATACCTAGTAAAACCTTCAGGAACTCTATTAGAGTCAATAATGTCAATGTCTACCTCAAGATTGTATCTTAAAATAAGAGTATATGCCATGAGAATACCTGTGACAATAAGCATAGCTCCAGAGGATTTATCTAACACAGTCCAATAAGTCCACTCACTAATAAGTTGTTCATATAATTGTGGTGTGCTGTCCTTAATATTTCCTAGAAGTTCAGGTACACCATCCACAGATACATTTAAGGCTTTAGCTAGTGCTTCTATAAGACTATTCATCATACACCTCCTCAACAGTTACTCCATCACTGAGGAATACCCAATCAAAACCTGCCTCAATAAGTTCTTCCTTTGTGCACTTCACTCTTACAATGTACTTAGAGGGTTCAATCTCCCAGTAACCATTTACCCAAGCACTAGCAAATACATTTGAGTTATTCTTTACCCATCTCAAACACTTTTGAACATCTCCCTTGTATGTAGTAAGTAAATCCTCACCAAAGTCACCAATAGGGTCAAATGCACCTAGAATCATTAATTTATGTTCCTTACAATAATCAATATACCTAGCAATATAGTAAGGTATCTTCTCCTTCATTTGCATATTAATCCTCCAATTCAGTAGCAAATTGCCAAGCCCAAGATAGTTCTGAGTCCTTAATCAAATCCTCTGTTAAAGGTATAGCAGATTGTCTATCATGTTTACGAAGTTTATCCAGTGACATATAATTATGTGAATCTAACCCAACATTTCCACTGTTATACACAATCACACGATTATACCAACCATTGCCAACAGGGACTGCAATAGAGTATTGCTTTTCAGGTTTTACCTCATACCCATCAAGGAAAGCTCTAGCATACAATTCTGAGTTATCTAAAATCCAATAGAAAATAACACCAGCTTTACCTTTAAACGCTACATGAGGATTGAAGATTTTGTGACTAGGGTTCATAGAGTGTATTAAATCAATATTTAACTCTTTACAATATTCAATCCAATTAGCAATAAGTTTTGGTACTTGTACAATAACCTTTTCTGATTTAGCCTCATCAAGACCATTCTGGAATCCCTCTATCAATCCTTGTTCAAAACCTTGTGCATACTTGAATCCACCATATCTATTCCCAAAATGAGATAGAATTTCAGACAACCACATATTCCTTGAATCATCAGGTATACTCTCTAGTCTTCTGATTATTTTCTTAAGAGTAATTTTGTATTTACCACAGTCATAAACCATTACTGACCTCCCTTGATATAGTAAATAAGTGTATCAAACCTCATACCTAGTGAATAATCCTCACCCTTACGCTGAGTTTGTTCCAAGTTCAAATCTTTTTTGAGAGTCTTTACAGACTCATCTAATTCATCAATCCTTGCTTGCATCCTCATGTTCGTGTGAAGAAGTAATCCTACTGCTAGTAGACACAACCCACTTATAATCAAGGATAGCTTTAAAAATACTTTCCTGATTTTCCACATTTATTAGCCCCTTCTGTTCTAACTTCTTAACAACATCCACAAAGGATTTACCCATCTCCTTACCTTTCTTGAGTATCTTAGCCACTTCAAAAGGTATTTCAGGTGTTTCTTGTCCTACATACTTCATAAGGTCTGTGTCAAAAATCTCTGACAATCTCTTAATGCTACTTACTGATGGATAGTTCTTACCTAATTCCCATCCTGCCACAAGAGAGTTACCCTTATAACCTAGTTTCTTGGCTAATTGCATTTGTGTCATGCTGTTTTGTAGTCTTAGCTCTTTAATTCTTCTTCCTAATACGCTCACTAATATTAAATCCTCTAGTCTTTCTATTATAAGATTTAATTAGTACAGCTTGTTCTACAATAAAGTCTTTATACTCAGCATAAGAAGTTTCTAGCTCACTCTTATCATGCGATACCACTGTGTACATGTTAGGCTCTACAGACCAACCAATGTCACCATTATCATATTTGCATAGGTAGTGCTCAGAAGGCAATTTGATTACATAAGTCTTTTCATATTCTTTCTCTTTGTACTTACCACAGAGAACAGCTAAACCTAAACGCTTAATAATATCATTTATATCATCAGCTTTCTTATCCTTTGCAAGTCTAATAAACCAGTTTTGTCGGTATCTTGAGCTTGATAAAAAGACATAATTAATATACCCAAGTGTACTAATTTTTTCATTCACACTTCCAATATGCAGTGTATTAAAGAATTTAATCTCTTCCTGTGAAAGAGTAGGTAGTTCAATAAATAATGTCACTCTATCATCTTTGTGAGGTTCTTTCTCCTTAGTTTCATCAGCAGAACCAAAGTAAACATTTAACTTCTTTTCCCACTCAGGGTTAATAGTTTCTAAATCATCAGAAATAAGTTTGTTAATTGCATAAGTTGAAATACCAATCTCTTTGCTCAACTGAGCTTTACTTATGGTCTCAAGACTTTTTAAAATTTGTTCTTTCATATCTTGTTCCTTTATACATATACTATTCTATACTATATTCCGATATTTGTCAATAGATAAAATGAGAAATTAAAAAAAATTTCTCAAATTATTTTCCATCTTCCTTAAGTTGGTCAGT